GGCATTGATACGTTTTCCTTGATCCAAGTGAAAGCTCCGTCAAAGTCTTGTCTTAGTAAGCTCATCTTATCCACGATATCGATAATTTGCTCTCTCTCTTCTGCTGTGTACATGTAACCGACTTTCTAGAAAGGTAGTTCTTCCTCATTAACTTCAATCGGTTCAGAACCACCAAATAAGTCTTGCTTAGCTTGTGATTGACTGCTATTATCATTAGGAATAAATACTTTTTCAACAGTAGGAAAAACAAAGTTATAATTTACGTATTCGCCTGATTCCTTGGCTTGTACACGACCGCTGACCGTTACGGTGTCCCCTAATTGAATGAAGTCAGGCAAGAAAGCTGAACCGTATGCAACTTTTACGCTAGATCCCTTTTCTTTTTCAAACAATGGTACTGAAATGATTTTCTTATCGCCTTTTGCTGTGCTTACTGTTCGTGTATTTTTTTCGTTCGCTTGTGCTGTAACTGTAATGATTGCCATTTAATTATTCCCCTTTTTCTGCTTCTTGCTGTGCTAACCAAATCGTCATGATATCGGTAATTTCTTTTTTAGTCTTATTTTTCAAGCTGTCAATATTTTGATATCCTAGCTGTTCAGCTCGTTTGATAAGTGGCTGGATCTCTCTAAGTCGTTGCTTTTCTGCTTCAAGTTCTTTCTGTTCTTCTGTCAAGTCAGGTAGGTCTTCGTTTGCGTAGATATATAGTCCTAAACCATGACGAGCAATTGCTTTAACAAGTCCACGCTGAATGGCTTTATTTACGTCCATAGAAGTCACTTTTTCAACTGGGATAGATTGATTGCGATAGTCCATTACAGGCAAATACTCAATGTGTTCTAAGCCCTCAATAGTCATACCAACTTTAACCCAAGCTGTCCTACCGTCTGTGTGATAGTTTAACCCTTGTTCATTTTCATAAACTTTACTGTTAGCTTCAGGATAAACTTTTTTTACCTCAGACCATGCAAACGCCCAAGATAAATAGTCTAAATTATTCTTTTTACTCTTTTTGTCATTAACATTAATGACGCTTAATGTTTCAAATACGCTCATTTTTTCATCCACTTATAACCACCTGCACTTTTTCTTTTTTCGTTACAACAACAGTCGCTTATTCTCCTTACTGAGACTCCTGTTTTTTGCTCAGCTTGTTTCATTGATTCAAATTCATTTAATACATTGTCATTTAAATCTAGTTGAATAACTTTTTTGAAGCATTTTTCAGCAGCCCTTTTTGTTCTAGTGCCATGTATGAGGTTTTCTCTCACAGTGCACCATTCAAGGTTACTTAAATCGTTATTTAACTTATTTTCGTCAATATGATTTACACAAGGCTTTTCGTCAGGGTTATCTATAAAAGCAGTTGCTATAATTCTGTGTAAATATAGATGCTTCCTTTTATTATTTTTGCATAAGAAAAGCCTTAAATATCCATTATTATTAAGAGAAGTTTTAAGCATTCTACCGCTTTTTATATTTCTAACTTTGCCTAGATTAGATACTTCATAATTTTCAAAACCCTCAATTTCAACAAAAGTTTCAACTTCGCTCATTTTCTCCTCTTTCCACGATAAATACGTTCCCTTGTCTTGTAATTTCGATATTATATTTAAGCATTGGTAAAATATATCCGTCGTCCCAGTAGTTCCATAAGTCGTTTATTAAGCCATATAAGCACTCGTTAGGCCCAACCCTATACTTTGTTTCGTTCATCTCTTCAAGCTCTTTAGACAGCTTTCTGACGCCTCTAGCGTAATGTTTACTTGCTTTTTCTTCTGCTTTTAAACTTTTGTAGTTGCTTTTCATAAATGAACTCTCTAATATCGTCTTTCTGCTGTTTTTCCTCTTTGTCAGACCAGCCGACCTTTTGACCTTTTCGTTTGCCACTTTGATAAACTCGCCTGTTATCTTCTGGAAAGCCATTTTTCTCGAAGTATATTCGAGCATATTCAAAGTAATTTAAGCTATTGATATACTGCTGACTATCTTTTTTATGATAATTGAGAGTCATTAATCGCCTTTCAGCTAGTGATTCAAAAGATGTTATCATTAGTTCTCCTTTATTTCCATATATACTATTATACCAAAATTATTTATTATTATCAAGCATTAGATGATATTTTTTTATTTATTTCTGCTTTTAATTGCAAAGCCCTAATCAATGCACGCTTAGAATAATCATTTTCGCAAGCTGTATGCAATTTTTTAGACTGTCTGACTAGAAATTCAGCACGAC